GTGGGGTGCAAACGCAAATACACCAACAGTAGGAGTTAAAAGTCAGATTAAGTCAACTCTAGTTGATGAGATGGGTAAAACCATTAAGTCATTGAGAAATGGACACTTTACTGATGAAACATTCGAATTGTTAGAACTTAAACTCAAGCAATTACAACAATATCTATCTGAAATGGAAGATGAACCTTCAATCACTCCTGAGCCAACCGCTGAAGAAGCATTGCCAACTGAGGAAGCTGATCCGATGATTTCCGTAGAAATAGAAATAAACAAATATTTACAATCATTTAAAATTTTCAACTAATGGTAGAAGAAATTAAAAGTGCATTCGAAGGCATTAAATCCGAAGTAAACGGAGCAATCGAAAGTGCAAAGGCTGATAATGCTAGTGCATTAGAAAGCGTAAAGGCTGAATTAGAAGCTACTAAAGCTTCAATTACAGTTGTTAAGGATGAAATAGAAAAATTGGAAGCAAAACAAAATCGTGTTAAAATGAATCAAACAGAAGTAAAAGGGTTTAATGCTACCCTTGCAGAAGCTATCGAACAAAATGGTGATAGCTTAGCGAAATTAGCTCGTGGTGAACAAAAGCGTTCAAGCTTTATCTTGGATAGAAAAGCAGTTGGTAATATGACAGAAGCGGTTAACCTTACAGGTGACATCACTCGTCAATATGCTAATCAAGTATATGCTTTACCTAGTCGTAAAGTGCATATGAGAAGCTTATTACCAATCGGTAGTTTATCTCAAGGTTTATTTACTTTCCCTTACGAAAGTGGTGGAGAAGGTGCACCTGCAACTCAAACTCAAGGTTCTTCTAAAGCTCAAGTTGATTTTGATATTACAATGAAAGATGCAGCAGCTCAGTACATCGCTGGTTATGTTCGTATCTCTCGCCAAATGTTAGATGATATACCTGCTATGACTTCTTTCTTACAATCTCGTTTGTTAGAGAAGTATTTAGTTGCTGAAGATGCTCAAATCTTAAGTGGTGATGGTACTGCTCCTAATTTACAAGGTATCCTTCCTGTAGCTACTGCTGCAACTGGTGCTGCTACTGTAGATGTTGAGCAATTAGTTCAAGCTATTGCTCAGTTAGAAACTTCTAACTATTCTGCAACAGGTATTTTAGTTAACCCAACTGATTGGGCTGCTATCATGAATACTAAGAATACTAACTCTGCTTACACTTTACCTGCTTCTACAGTTGTTACAACTGATGGTAGTGTATCTATCGCTGGTATCCCTCTTTACAAATCAACTGCAATCGCAGTAGATAAGTTTGTAGTAGGTGACTGGTCTATGGGTGCTCAAATCATGCAAAATCAAGGTATCTCAGTTCAATTCTCTGAATTTGATTCTGATAACTTTACAAAGAACATGATTACTGTAAGAGTTGAAGCTCGTATCGCTTTACCTATCTATTACGCAGGTGCGTTTATTTATGGGGATTTTGGAAATGTTTAAGCAATATAGCCTAAATTAGTTATCTTTGAAGGGAGTAGTTTAGAAACTGCTCCCTTTTTTATGATAGGAATTTATAAGATAACCAACCCAAAAGATAAGATATACATAGGTCAAACTATTGACTTTGAAAGAAGAGTATATCAGTACAAAATGCTAAATTGTAAAGAACAACCAAAGCTTTATAATTCACTAAAAAAGTATGGATTTGATAATCATAGATTTGAATTAATATTTCAATGCTTTGAATGTTATTTAACTCATTGGGAAAGGTATTATCAAGAGTTGTACAATAGCACTGAAAATAATAATCTTAACTGTTTTTTAGTTACGACTTCTGATAAGACTGGTAGACATAGTGAAGAAACTAAGCTAAAAATGTCTAAATCAGCTAAAGGCAAAAAGAAGAGTGTAGAACATATTGCCAAATTACCTCAAAATCAAAAAGGTTGCATAAGACCTAAAATGTCAGAATCTACTAAATTAAAGCAAAGTTTTAATAGCGGTAAGGCTCGTAAAGTTTACCAATACACAAAAGATAATCAGTTTATAAAAGAATGGAGAAATGTTACTGAGGCTGAAAAGGCATATAGTATAAACAATATAAGTAGTGTGGCCTTAGGCAAACTAAAGACTTGCGGTGGCTTCAAATGGAAGTACACTAAATTTTAGTTATTTTTGTAAAAATTAGCATAATGCAGATACTAAGAGATGTAACGACTACAGTAGCCCCTTCGGCAACAATCGTTACCTTACAGACCGCAAAGGATTATTTAAGGGTAGACTATAGCGAGGATGATACTTTGATTACTAACCTTATAGAAACCGCTAGGATCAGATTAGAGCAGTACGCTTCGGTTGCTATGACTGCTAGAACCCTAAAGGTAGTAGCTTATGTAGATGAGTTTATAGAGCTTCCTTATGCTCCTATAAACAGTATTACATTGGTAGAGTATTGGGATGGTGCTGCATGGGTAGCAATGGTACTTGGGGATTATAGAGTTATAGGTGATACCTACAAAAAGGTTTATTTTAATTCACCTCTTATGAGTGACTTTAGATTCACTTATACTTGTGGATATGCCACTACTCCAGAGTCTATGAAAACGGCTTTGTTGAAGATGGTAGGTGATTTATATGAGTACAGAGAATCAAGTGTTGAAAGCACTAAGCCTTCAGCTAACTTAACAACGGCTTACGAATTAATGAAACCTTACAAAAGGGTAAGTATTATCTTCTAATGATAGGACAATTAAAAAATAGGATTACATTTAATACTAAAACAAGCGTTTCTGATAGTGCAGGAGGGTTTGTGAATACTTTAGTACCATACTACACTTGCTGGGCTGAATTGGTCACTAATACCAATTCTAGGACTAATATAGCAGGTAAGGATAGTATTAATGATGGAGCTACATTTAGAATCAGATATACAACAGGCAAGACATTTACTAATGCTCTTGTAATAACTTGGAAGTCAAGGACTTATATGATTAACTCTATTATCAACGAAGCTGACTTGAATCAATATTATTTAATAGGTTGTGCAACACTTAAGTAATGGATTTAAAAGTAAGAGGCATAGAGAAATTAAAGCTAAAATTTGCAACGGGATATGAGCAGTTTAAGCAGCATACTATTAATGAATTAAATACAATGGTTGCTAATATAGCTCAAGAAGCTAGAGGCGATGCTGCTAATTTACCATATTTGCCTACAAGAGCAAAGAAGCCATACGAAAGAACAGGTTTCTTATCAAGAAGTATTAATTCAATGCCTTATAATGGAAGTTTTGCAGAGGTAATAGTTAATGCCAAATATGGCCCTTATGTGGAGTTTGGTACTGGTAGCGGTTTTAATGTGCCAAAAAGGAAATATAATATAGCCAATAAAAATATTTTGCCATACGCATCTATTTTTAGAGGAAGAGGGTTAAGGAATAATAATATGCCATATAGATCGTACTTATTTTCTAATTTTGATATTGAGTACCCAAAGGCATTAAAAAGGATTAGAGCATTTAAAATCAAGTAAAAAGAAATATAAATATATTTCATTAAATTTGTACCAAAATGAAGGACTGCGGATATACATTAAGGAAAGCTTATTACGATAAGTTTATCTCGGCTTCCTACTCATTAGCTGCTTATGATACCATAGCACCTGACACAGTAGAACCGCCTTATTTGATTATCAGCAGTCAGACACAAGTGGACAATAGTAATAAGCAGAGTTTCGGCTTTGATGTTACTATCCAATTTGACATAGTTTACAGGACTTTTAAAGCAGGGGAAGTAGGGCAGAAAACTGTTGATACTTATGCAAATGAGTTATTGGAAATAATAGGCACTAGACCGCCTAATTATCCTAATACCGCACCTGACTTTAAAATAGTCACTTGCAAGGTTGCTAGTAATATTGCTACCTTTGACTATGTGGATGAGGCATATGTGTTTAGAAGAGTGATAACAATGGATCATTTCGTGAATCAATTAACATAATATAAAATAAAATAAAATGGCAACAACAAGTGTATTTAACGGAACTTCATTAGTAGTTCTAATTGGAACTGAAGTAATAGGTTTCGCTACTTCATGTTCTTTAAGTTTGGCTATCGATGCTCCAGACGCA